GTCTCGCGTTCACCTGTTATTGGAGATATGGCAAAAGATTCCTTACATATTTGCAGGTTTAACAGAGGTGTCTATTGTACTATGCTCTATCCTCTGCTGCCTTAAATACATCTCATGGCCTTTCGCAATGATGTAAGCCACCGAACCACGGGCAACACCGCACGCCTTGGCTACATCGTCGAGGCTTAGGTCACGCTCACGGAGGTCGTAGGCCTTGCGACACACGTCCGCATCCTGGGCGGTGGCGGTGATCTCGTAGTAGTCGGGCTCCTCCTCTTCGGTCACCACGATGGGCGTGCCTAGGGCACTGAGCTTGACGCTGCGAGGGTATGACATCCAGCCGCGTTTGATCGCCATGGCAATCAGATCCGGGGCTTCGTTGAGGAGTTTTACGCGGTCGAGGTCGTAAGGTGTTTTCATTGTAGGATTAAAAGGATGGTGATGGGTCGGTGAACCGGCAGAACTGGCCTTCGTACCACAGAGGCACGAGGCCGCACTCGCCGTCTCGTTGTTTGGCGACAGCGATGATGGCCTCGCCGTTGGCTTGGTTGCGTTCCCGGTTGAGCAGCAGCACCAGGTCGGCGTCACGTTCTATCTGACCAGAGTCGGCCAGGTCAGTGAGTCTAGGAACCCGGCCTTTGTCCTTTTCGTTCTCCCGGTTGAGCTGGGCCAGAGCGACCACCGCTGTCTTGGTGTCGGAAGCAATGGCCTTGAGTCGACCGGAGACCTCGGCGATCTCGTAGGTTTTCTTTTCGGCCGCCTTGCTGCCGTGGATCTTCTGGAGGTAGTCGACCAGGATGAGCTTGACGCCCCATTTCCTAACAGCCCGGCGGATCACCGCGGTGATGGTGGCGATACCGGACACACCGGAACCGGACACGAAGTAGATCGGGCTGCCGGCCACCTTAGCGGAGGCACTGGCCATGGCCTTCATTCCGCCTTCATCCAAGTCGCCGGTCTTGATGTGCTGCATGGGAATGGATCCTACGGTCGAGACCATTCTCCGAACGATAGACTCGTCGGACATCTCCAGCGATATAAACAGGGTCGGCACCCGGTGTTCGATGGCGGCTGCCCGAGCTATTGCAATGGCGATGGCGGTCTTTCCGATGCTTGGCCTGGCCGCAATGATGGCCAGCTCGCCGAACTGGAAGCCGTCGGTCATTCGATCCAGCCGGTGGAATCCCGAGGTGATGCCGGACAGGTGGCCCTTCCTCGAGAAGCGCTCCTGGGTAGAGTCGATGAACCGGCTGACTACCGACTTGCAGGGTTGGACCTCTTCCTTGGATGCCTCGACGGTGAGCCCTGCTTCGGCATTAGCGACGATTTGATCCACAGACAGGGTGGAGACAGCCGAATCGCGAATCAGACGGTCACCGGCGAATCGTAGTTGCCGGCGGTGGTGAGCCTCGAGGACGGCCTTGGAGAATTCGGGATGGTTGGCCGGGCTGGCGCATATCTCGTCGCACTTGTTGAGAGCCTCGAAAGGCACCGGATTACCGGGCATCGAGCGTTTCCATTCCTTCACCACGCTCTGGAGGTTGACCGGCTCGCTCTTGGCGACCAGGCCTTTGATCACCTCGTAGATCTGGCGCAGGCTGTCGTTCTGGATGGCCTCGGTAGTGATCCTAGAGAAAACCTCGTAGCAGACGTCGGAGCCACCGGCCAGGCAGGCGCCCAGGAGGCCGAACTCGTCGTCCTCGGCGAAGTAGGGGTCACTCATTGGTAGTCCTCGATGTTGGTGCTGGTTGCGGCCACCCGGGATTCACCGATACCAGGCAAAAGGCCACTTCTAACCTTGTCGACCTCACCGTTCCAGTTGTTCAGCAAAGCCATAGCATCTCGTCGAAGATATGGGTCCTTCGACTTGTAGCGTGCTTCGACAAGTAGGATGTCATCCTCCGGTGTGTTTAGATCAAATACCTCTTTCAAGGCCTTGATCTCCTTTGAGCTCCATCGGGTGTCGTGGCGACGACGAACCATAGCACCGATTCGTAGGCGAAAGGCTTCAAGGTCAGGACTCAAGGCTTTCTGCGAAACTCCTTCCTTTCCTTTCCATTCCCTTCCCTTCCCTTCCCCTTGACCCGCGTGGTCGTCGCGTGGGGCACGCGTGGGGCACGCGTCAATTTCCTCGGTGTTTATTGGCGTTTCTTCAATGTTTCCTTCTGGATCCGGCAGAATAGACTGCGATTCCCGGTTGTTAATCACCTGGTGCTTTAGAAAGCTCGGAATCCATCCAAAGCACGCGTCACCCACGCGATACTTGAGAACGAAAGCACGCGTGGCCAACGCGTCGAGCACGCGTGAAAAGTCGACGCCATCGTATGGCAACACCTGCACACCGATGCGCCTGGGCTCCCACTTAAAACGGCCTTCCCGATCAGCAATGCACCAGAGGCCAGCAAAGGCCACGCGGAGCGGTAGCTTGGTTTCCAGCTCGGCCTCGAACAGTCCCTCGTGATGGAAGAACTCAGGCTTGATTGATCGGATTCTCACTGGATGTTTTCCTTTTTGATGTCTTTCAACGTGACTTCGTTCCTCAATTTTCCGAGCCATTCATCGGTCATAATCCCAGCTTCAGCAGCATCCTTAAGAAGGTGCATGATCTCAAATGGAGGCCATCCGATCTCATGCCCTGCTCGCTCAATAAAAAACAGGCATCCCTCGTCTGGATCTATGTCCTGCTGCAACATTTCAATCTGCCGTCCAATCTCAAAGCACGCGGAAACCTCCCACAAGTAAAAGTAAGAAGGCCTGGGGCAGGAATCATCGTTTCCTTCAACGTGACACTTCCTGCAAAGAGTGACCATTGATTGGCTTGGATATTCCCAGGGCATCCTCCCTGAGATGTAGTAAAAGTGATGAACGGTTAGCGTGTTGGTCTTGGAAGAACACTTGATGCACTGAAAGCCGTCTCTGGACATGATTTCCAGGCGTTTCTTCTGCCACTTAGGATGTTGAAGCTTTTCGGAGTATGTCATGATTCAAACAGAAAACCCCGTCACGCACCGTGCTAGGAACTCGCGGAGAAACAACGCGACGTTACACGATGCGGACGGGGGAAATTGGTTGAACATGGTTTCTCTTGTGGTGCCTGCGCTCGCTTCCTAGGGCTCACGCTGACGGTATCTATCTATCTGCTCTCCTTCTCGATGTCCAGCCCTCAGTAGGCCGGCATCAGGATGTCGGCCACCGCTTGGGTGAGCTTCACGTCATGCAAGCAGTAATCAATAGCCGCCTGGCGGTCGGTGTTCCACAGCAGGCTGAAGTCGGCGCCGCTGCCTGCCTTGTCACCAAGTCCCAGGTGCCTTGAGATAGCCCCGAGGCTTCCATGGGCTCGGCTGTCTCCGAGTTGCCACACCTCCCGAAGGTCGACCACAAGCTCGGACCAGTAGCGTCCCTGCCGAAGCCAGTAGGGCGGCATGATGCGGTGGCGCCAGGAGCGCTTTATGAGGAACGGTAGGTCGAAGGCCTTGACGTTGAAGCCGACCAGCTTGGGCTGACGCTCGTAGTAATTGATCAGCGCCCACCATTGTCGCAGCAGGTGGGCCTCACCGTCGGCATCGGCGCAGAGGATGTTTTGCTCCTGATGATCGACCCGGTAGCCGATGCACAGCACCTGGCCCGACAAGGCATCCAGGGCGGCATTGCGAATGTAGTCGGCCGTGTGGCTCTCCTCGGCCTTCTGGAGCTTCTCAGCGATCAAGTCAGGGTTCTTGATGTTGCCGAGCTTCACGTCGGCCGGGTTAAAGGCTGGAATGTTGAGTTCTGCGAGCGGTAGAGGCCCGGTCTCAATGTCAAAGTAGATGTTTGGATTGGCTGGCATTTGTCAGAGTTGTTGAGAGTTGTTGCGCGTTTGTCGGCCGATGCGCGCCCCCGGCCCTATGAGTCCCCGACAGCGACAGGCTGCCGGAAGGTGTTTAGATCTTTTTGCCGCAATGTGGGCAGACGAGGAAGTTAATTGGCTCCCGGGTGGTCGGTACTTCCAGCCACTCGCAGATCTCATGATAGGAGACCCACCCGAAGCCTCGAACGGCTCCTGGTCGAAGGTGGCCGCTGTTGTAGAGGTCGAGGGCCTCTTGGCGTGTTGTAATCGACAGTCGATCCATCGTGTTTGCTGTTCGGGTCGAGAAGGGAAATCCCCATTGGCGCAGGATCTCCTCGTGCATCTCGGCTGCCTGCTCGATCTGGTTGATGCGCTGCCGAGAGAGTCCGAAGTGCTGCCCGATCTGCTCGAGGGTCATGCCCTCGGATCGCATACGAACCACCTCGGGCACCTTATCGACAAGCTTAATGTAGGGCTTCCTGGTTTTCATGTTAGAAGGGCACGTCGTCAAAGTCTGGTTGGTTCTTGGCGTTGATCTGCTCCAGGCGCTCATTGATGGCAGCGATGAGCTGGATGTCCTCCTGGGTCTTGCCCGGGCTAATCTTAGCCTTCGGCAGCCAGCGCTCGGCTAGGCCTTGGACGGCGTCGTCGGTCAGCTCCGAGATGGCCACGCCCTTGAATTTTCCGACGTGCACCTGGGTGGCGCTCAGGTCAGGAGAGCGTTTGGTTGAACCGTCAGGAGTGATCGTCTTTACCTGGTCGTCATCCTTGGGCGGCCTGTTTTCCATCCGTACCCACAGGCCCGATGGCTTCAAGGCCTCCCCGGTCTTGTGGGGCATGATGAGCTTGATGTTGCTGAACGTCTTGGTGCCGTCCTTTGACAGCTCATGGACGATCACCACGGTGGCCGGTCGACCGATGAGGCTGTCCAGGTTAAGGCTGGTGGTCTCCTCGGCGGTCAGGGCCCGACCGTGCCAATCTTTCAAGAACTTCGTCAGGCCGGCCTTCTCGTGCAGACTGGCGGTCATCGGCGCCGTCATGACCACCCAGGGCTGCACCGGGTTGCGTGTCTTGTCCAGGAGATCGAGCTCAAACGCTATCTTGAACTTCTGCTTGGTGCCGTACTCGGTCTCGTAGGCCTTGAGCGGGGTAATGTCTACGCATACCGCGCGGCCGGTGTACTCGGGGCACGGTGTGAAAGTGCCGCCTGTTTGTTTTGTTGATACTGTGATTCCCATGTTGTTGCTGTGTTGTGTTGTTGTTTACTTGGAGGATTGCTTCTCAACCTCCGAAAGCTGTTTGGCCATGCGGTCGTATTGCGACCAGTAGTCGGGCCACGCCGCCTTGATCTTCCTCAGGTTCTCTGGATCGGCCACCAGCGCCGCGGCACCCAATTTGCGAACGAATGACCCGCCGTATTCGATCATCGTGAAGGCTACATCAAAGTCTCTCATTTGTCCTCCTTCTCATTCCACAGCAGCAGATCCGCTCGCATTGCGTCGTTCTCGGTTTCCAGTTGTTTAATGCGGTCTTCTATTTTACGGACCTCCAGAGCAATTTTGCGTAGTGAGTTTTTATCACACAACCCAAACGGATCTTCCGCTATGTACAGCAGTCGTTCCTCAAGTGTCACGGCTTTGCCTCCTTAAATTTCATGTAGATTCCCCACGCATTATCAATTTTATCGGTAACAGCTTCCAGTGTTTTATCCAGCCGCTTGATGCGGTCTTGAAGCCGCAGGTTTTCTTCATCCAACAATTGCTGCTGCCGGATGATTGAGTTTGCTGCGTTGAGTTCGCGCTCCAGCCTTCGGCACAGCATACCTAAGTCGGCTATGTTGTGCGGGGTTGAGTCTGATGTGGGGGTGTCGCTGATCATTTTCGTGGCGTCAGGAATATGATCGTTCATTTGGATTCCTTCCATTTGAACTGAGGTCTACCGCTTGTGTCGGCCACCCACTCGGCATGGCCTTTGAGAACTGCTTCTTCGCGCATTAGGTTTTCTCCACGGTCCAAGCCGAAACATATTGAAACGGCTACGCAAAAACACAGAACTAAGACTTGCGCGATTGGAGAAAGATCTGAGTCTCTCACGGCTTGGCCTCCTTGGCTTTGAACCAGTTCTCGGATGCGATACGGCAAGCCCGACAAGGCTCAAAGAATCCACACCCACAACTAAGTCTTTCTTCGACTGCATCCCCCGCCTCTTCCAGTCGCATGATCATGTCAACCAGATTGAGAGCGTGAATATCAAGTTTTCTGTACATCTCACACGCTCTGTTGAGTTCGCGTTCCAGTTGGCGAACGAAGTCTACATCCACGGTAGGATACCCATCTCCTCCATCTGGTTTCCACGCAGCATCCGTCCTCGGTGTATCGCTCACGGCTTGGCCTCCTTCTGATTCCACAGCAGCAGATCCGCTCGCATGGCGTCGTTTTCCTGCTCTAGTTGGGTGATGCGATTGATCAAGTCTTCCAATTCATCGAATGCATCATCTGCTGATATATCGCGATGCCATACCTGACACAGCAGTTCATGAAGTTTGTCTTTGCTCACGGCTTGGCCTCCTTGGCTTTGTGCCACAATTGCTTTGCTGGAAGATTCTCTCCAGCTATAGATAAAAGACATTCGTCTAAGTAGTTTCCAGCTTTCACTAACCGATTGATATACTC